AGTCCTGCTTTGCAAAGCACTTCGAGTCCATCGCATCTTCCTGTGATCCGTGGAGCGGTGACGATGCCGGTGAAGGTAGGGTTGGCAAGTGGAGCCTTGAGTGCCAGGGCATCGAATACTGCGTTTCCTGAAACAGCGTTCACGCTGCCATCGATGATCGTTTGATCGACTGTTACGGATGCGCCGGCTGGGCCGCGTGCTGTCACAACAGTAACAGCCGCCTCTTGGGCGCCTGCGGTCACAACTGTAACAGTTGATTCTTGTCCCGCCTGAGTGACGATCACTTCTCCAACTGCTCCTGATTGCGTCACGTTCATAATGGAGTGATCGTTTTTCCGAGGTTAAGATAAAAAACATCCGTAATATCTCGCCCGGCGTTGTTTTTGACGATGATGTCGATGTCATAAACTCCAGCGATTAAATCATCGGTTGCTTGTACGATTTTGACTTTTCCAGCCACGATCGTGCAGGTCAAAATGATTGGATCGCAAGTGCCTTTCAAGCGCATGGCCGAGGTTGCGGTATAGGTGCCATCTAACGTGATTGGCACACCGGCCTCGTCGATAAACTCGGCGGTGATGTCCAAGTTTTGACCCCGCTTCAGATAGATCGTGTCTGCCATGGGTTATGCTCCTGCGTGTATGTCTAAGATCAGTGTGATTGGTGCGGTTGCACCGGTGAATGTCACGGAATCGCCTGTAAATGGATGAGCGCCACCCTGCGATGCTTGCAAGTGGATGAATGGTGTTGCAATAGTCAATAAGTTGGTTCCTTCGCCAATCGCCACCGTGCCGCTGGTCGATGCAGAACGAATCAGCATCGAATGCAGTTTTGTCATGGTAGGAAGTGCGATTCCTTCGTTGTCGGTCGCGTTCCATGCCGTGCCATCAAATTTGTAAGCTCGGGTTGTCCCGACTCCTGCTGTTGTGTTTGCAGAAGTTGATGCGGTCGTAATCCCAACGCATGTCCCGTTGGCATGTGCCATGTTCAGCGTGGCATCGTTTGCCGCGTTGTTGATGGCGCTGGTCGTCAGCGAGTAGGTCGCACCAGAGCCGCCTACGGTGTAATGCGCAGTAATCGCCGCGGTGGCGTTCAAAGCTGCTCGGACTTTTGTAGCGACTAGGCTGGCGGTGTTGTCCGTCAAAAGCAATGCAACTGGAATAAGTAAAGGTGATCCGGTGACAAGTGCAGATGTAACAGTGACGTTCAAGTCGCCTGCTGTGGTCGCGCCCGCGGCCGCCACGATCGTTGCAGTCTCGACCTGGGCAGTTCCTGCTGCCGTGCCAGTAACTGCGCCGGTGGCAGTGTTTAGGGTCAGCACGCCAGCGGGTTGAATGATCATTCCCATCGAATATGCGACAGTCGGCGCGTTCGTGTAAATCAAAGATGCAAGGGACGTCCCAATTGTTTGAGAACCAGAAACATTTATTGCGCCAGGGTCAGCGGTAGCAATCATGCCGAAACGAACTTCTGTGCCGGAAAGAGTCATGGATTAACGTTTTCCGTTAAGTGGCGAAAGTCAAATTTGATCAAGTGAACTGCAAGCCCATGGTTGTCGATCCTGTCCACGAATCACCTGCGCCCCAAAAATCGTTTTGTTCAATCAAAAAATCTTCCAAAGATTGTGAGTATTGTGTATTAGATTCATTTGCCCAAGGATCTACCCAAGGCAGTCTTAAAATCCGCGCACCAGGGATAAAACCCATGCCAGCGAAAACCCATGGGCCACTGGCGCCGATATTAGCAGTAATGCTTACACAATTTGCATCGTTCTCTGCACCCCTTCCACCAGAAATCGGATCTCCACCGCGAAAGTTATTAAACCCGAAAACTGGATACCATACGCCTGTAATATCTGTTGTTTCTGAAAATGTTTCAACCCATTCATCTTCGGGTGTATCCCGTTCGTAAGATGTCACTGTGTGTTCGCCGATGGTAATTTCTTCATGTTCAGCACCTAATTCAAAATCACACCTCCAAAAATAAGTGTTTTCATGTGTGAAATTAAACACCCCAGTATTTGTTGGGATTCCCGCTTCAATTACTGGTAATTCTTGCTCATAAACTCGCGTCCAACTAGGTAAAAGCGAAAGATCTACATCAAATGTTTCTTTAAAACCAAAACCTCCATCTTCCAATTTTCTGGCATCAAATTCATAATACAGCGTGCCAGTGAACTGAATAGATGCTAATCTGTGAGGGTGGTTATTCACATAATCACTTACAAAAGAATTTTTCGCAGCCTTTACTGATTCGAAATTGTTGGCGTGAGGTCTATATATGGCACTCATAATAGTCTGGCCATCCATTTTGAATCTCGCCCACCGCCAATCACTACAGATATGGGTCCGTAAGTATATTGAGCCGTCTCAGCTGGATCAATGCTTATTTGTCCATCTGAAAGCGTAACTTTAGCAATCGTGAGGTGGTAATTTGTAGTAGTATCGGTTGGAACGGTAGTCACCCACTCGACTGTTGAGCTAGTAATAACTCCACTTGTCGAGTTGATAATAACTTTTGCGAGTAAATAGTGAACCCCATCTGCGGGGTTTGCTTTTTCTTGAGATGCTATGCTGACGCTGCCAAGCAAGCCGGGGGCTGATTTGAGTAATTCACCGCTGGCACTTATTTCAAATGGATAGGGTTTTTTGCGACTTTCTTTTGCAGTCGCTCCCACAATCTTCCTGTCGCGCAGCTCTTGCAATGTCTTATTGACTCCACGCGCCCAGCCTATTAACCCTCCGACCGTGGATGGCCGCTTCGGTATCGTGATGCTGCCTTGTAGCCTGAATTTCATTAGTAGTCGTAAAGGAACTGGTTTTTTGCGTTGTCTTGAATCAATCGAAAATCAAGGGTTTTGATAAAACGATCTGGTCCCGACTGACTTTGATTGGGTGATGCTAAAAGCCATGTCCAGCCAGCACCGGGGTCTTGTGGGTTCCCTGGAGGGTTGGCGACAATCTTGCCAAGCGAGTTAAGCTGCGCAGTCGTGAAGCCGGTTTCTGACTCAGTGTGGTAACTGTATGTCCATCCTCCCCTGTCCCATGTCTGGTCGCCCTGAGCAATGATTCTAGCAAACGTAAGAGCATCGCCAGTTGGGGGGTAATTTGCCCCATCGTTATCAATCACTGGGACAAAAACTCTAGAAATTCCATCTTCTTGATACGTTCCCCACAAAGTGAGATTTGCATTCATGGTTATGTCTCCATTGATTTGCTGTCCTAAAAATGATTTGTCAGTATTGTTAAGCGATTCCCACTTTGGATGCGAAGAAAGCGGTTCAGATGTAAGTTGCCCAGTAAGCGTGCTGGTTGCTTGGACAACTTCACTTCCAACTCCACCTCCACTCGATTCTAAGCTGACAAACTGATACCCGGTAAAAGTGCATTTAATAATTGAAAAACCATCTCCCCGGTCTGTCGGGTCAAAGTTTTTCATTGTTAAAAAACGATAATTTCTTGGGACTTCAGGAAAAATAGTTTCCCATGCAGTGCCACGATTAAAAACCGTTACGGTTGAAAGATCCGAATTGCGGATCAAGATGTCCTGAGTCGCTTCGATGCCGCCGTTCTCGGTATAGGCAACTGAGAAGCCAGCTTGCGGCACCCATTTGATTGACGAGTTTAAAAACTGTTTAATTGCCATGGCTTAGGGTTGTGGTGAAAGTTTTCTGTCGATGCTATTAAGGATTTTTTCAATACTGTTTCCATCCATCAAAATTGATGGATCATTTGATCCCGGACCCAAGTATTTTGATGGGGGGTTTTTGGTGGCGTTGGCCAAGGGGCGAAGAGTTTCCACTAAAGCTTCAATTTCTTTCCTTACCGCATCTCCTTTGTTTTCTTTAAAAGCATCACTAATTTTCCCACCTTTTCGCCATTCTTCAGACCCTATTTTTCTGAGGGGGTTATAATCTTCCAACATCTGCCAGAATGATTGAGCAAATTCTCGACCTACTGCTTTTATGCCGATTTTTATGCCTCCACCAATAGCTGTTCCAATTAGCTCGCCAATACTTACAAGCCGTGTCATATCTCCACTGACTGCTTCCTCAATTGTTTTTCCGATCGTTTGACCTAATTCCGCAAACTTAGCCATAAGTTGAGGCAGCTTGGTGCTGGCAGCATCCAAAGCGATCTTCAGTCCGTCATTAAATCCCGTTCCAAATGCAACTTTTAATCCTGTTACTGCTGCTCCAAATTGGTTGATCTTGGCGTTTGTTCCAGAACTTCCCTTGTCGATTGCGCGGAAAAACCTTCCTCCTTCACTTGTAGCATTTACAAAAGCTTGTTTGACCATGGCAACGGAAATTGCTCCATCTTCCATGTCTTTTTTTAAGTCTTTCATTGATCGACCTGTATCGCGGGAAATCTGTTCAAGCGGGTTGAATCCAGCGTTGACGAATTGCAAAACTTCCTGACCCATAAGTCTGCCAGCTGCGGTAGTTTGAGCAAAGGCAAGTGCAAGGCTTCCAAATCTGTCAGAATTGCCCATAGACACATCGCCAAGCATTCTGAGAGTCGGCATGATGTCTTTCACTGATCCGCCAAAAGCCAAAATTGTTTTTGCTGCTTTTGAATAATCTTCAAGATTTAAAGCAGATTTCTTTTCCTCTTCACGAAATTGTTTGATAAGGCTTTTGGCTGTTTCAAAGCTACCTGTCAAAACTTCAAGTTGGATAGTCAAGTCTTCCACGGATGCAGCTGCGGAAGATGATCCTTTGACAAATGACATAAGACCACCGACCAAAGCTCCGGTTCCAAGTAAGGCAGTCAGACCGGCAAACGGTGAAAGCAAGCTCTTGCCAACCTTCATCGATACTCCACCGAGCGACTTAAAAGCCGATTGCACGCGAGCAAGTCCGCGTTCGACGGATGCTCCTACAAATTTTAAGGTGAACGTAGTGCTGATAGCCATAATGTTTTAAAAATTGAATTTTGGTTTTGGTCGTCTCGCTATTGCCGCGAGTTTGGCGTTGATGTCCTCGGCAACTTTCCCGCGCTGCTCGATGCCTTCGATCTCACGGCCAGCCTCAATCCAAGCACAAGACATGAGCTGGTTGACGAATGCGGCTGGGAGTTCATAAAGGAGTTGATCGCTGGTTAGGTTGGATTTTCCGAGGGTGTAGATGATTACTGCTTCCGCGCACGGGTCGCAGGCTTGCGCTTTTTTGATGCCTGCGCCGGGGCTTTTTTTGGCACGGTCATCGAGGAGAAGTAGTTCTCGATCTCTTTGCTTGCATGCGTCCAGAGCGCCACTAAAGACTTGCTTGTGGATTCCATTAGGAAAGTTGTCACCCGTGCCTTTGCCTGCGCTCCTTTGATGTTCTGGAGGCTCTTAGGGTCGGTGGTGAAAGCGAAGCAGATTTCTGCTAGGCTGTAATCATCGACATTGCCTTTCTGAGTCATCAATGGATTTTTGCGCTCAGTGAGCCAATGAATATGTCCATAGGTGCATGGATAGACCTTGTGGCTGGCCACGGTCTGCGGTGTTGCGTATGCTGGTGCTGATTTCATAGGTAGGAAAGTAGTTGAAGCTGTTTTTTCTTTGGCAGCTTGCCGTCGAGCATCACAATGGACGGACCGGCGTTGACGACAGTTTTCGGGATGGAGTTTTTTGCCCAATCAATCGCCGCCCAGCGGTTCACGATGTAGCAGCAGATGTAAGTGAGAGGCGATTCTGGCAGCTCGTGTTCCAATGCTGAAACTCGATCTAAATCTTTGCGGATGCTGTCTCGTGCAATGCCGAGAAAGGATGCTGCTTTTTCGACCCAATCAGGCTTTGATTTTGCTCCTCGTGAATGATCGATGAAGTCCATGATAAGCATGAACGGATGCGTTGGGAACTCACGGCGGAAAGCATCCTTGTGCGTCCATGCTCTATTGATTTCTTTCGTTTCATATTGTCCACATTCTGAGAATGAGTTAAGACGAAAAGATAAGTAATCATGCCCATCGTCGCACTGAATTACTTCGGAAGGCTCAGGAAAACACGGCGAAATGCCGATGGTCATGCATGCCGCGAAAAAATTGATGTCACCCGTTCGATGGGTGGAAAGGTTTGCTGTCATATTTCATAGGGTGAGTCTTTAAGTCAAGCTGACTGGTGCGTTCGTCACAACTTCTGGATGGAAGATCGCGGAGCAATCGCCTGTCTCAAAATCGCTGTTGACGCGCTTTAAGCTGGCTGCATAGACGACCACGCCAGCATTGGCAACTGCGGTTCCAAAGATGCCCTTGGTATTAAGTCCAAGCGTATCGGCTGAACTGTTTGCAAGAGTAAGAACTGATGCAATAGCTGGAGTAAATCCTGCCGTCTTAGTCGTCACAACTCCAGAAAGTTTGATGTCGGTGCGAGGATCCGAAAGCGTAAAACCTACAGTGGAGCTGATGTGGTTCTTAATATCAACCTTGTCAGATTGGTAATCGTAGGTGATTTCACCAAGAAAAAGTCCAGTTGCCGAAGATTCATCGACGGTTCCAAAACGGGCAAGGGAAAAGTTGCGTGCGGCCATGAATTAAGATTCTTGCCAACTGTGGCGAAAGTCAAATTGAGCAAGATATGGCTGTGACTTTCCAAGTCGTTACACGGTATCCATCTGCCTCAGTTGTTTCGGGTGAGTTAGCAAGTAGCTGAAAAACACGGATTCCAATTTGCCCGTCCATCCATGCTTCCGCCTGATCCGATTCAATATATTCGGCAAGCGCGTTCCGTAACGCATCATGCGCGGCTTTGCTGGTCGCTTGCTGTGCATCTTCGCCAGGCGTGGTGACGAGCTTGGTTTCCCATTCTATCTTGTAAGTGTTGCCATCTTGCACGCCGCCTGATTCGAATCGAGATACGTTGTCTCCATCGATGTATATCCCGGGGTATGCTTTTGTATCCTCAGTGTCGCGCATAGCCACTGGCAAGGTGGTTCCTCGTTGAATCCAGCGTTTCCATGCTTCAAGTAGTTTGTCAGTTGTCATTTTGTTTTTCGTTTGAGTTTTGCTGCCATTGCAGATTCATACCATTTCACGGTCATTCGACCGCCAGTGTTGATTGCATCAATTGCATCGGATTTTTTTAAGACGTAATCGGTTGAGACGTAGGAGATATTGTTTGTGATCTTTCCAATCGGGTTCCATTGAGATGGTAGTAGCTGCGCGGATCCACCGCCTTTAAACTTATGGGCGTATCCAGCAATGTTCTTTCCGATCGTCAAACGTGAGCCTTTGCGCTGTTTTGCAGCGATAGCTAACCCAGCTCCGATCCATGCACCTTTTGCTTTGCCTGCGTTCTTAAAGCGGATGCGCAGCGCCCTTGTCATTGCTGCGCTCGATGTAATGCCTTTTTCATTGCGCTTCATCGTAGGCACGCGGTTTCGCTTGCTCGTCTGCTTGCGGTCGATAAATGCGTTGATTTCTTCAGGTGTTTTTAGAATGCGATCCGGCGTGAATGTCACAAGCTGACCGTTGATGACGAGTCCAGAAAGTTTCCCACTTGCGACACCGTTGACGTATGTCCCCTTGGAAACGCTATAAACTGCCCTGTTTGCATCCTTTTTTATAGATTCCTCCTGCTTTTTTTTGGCTTCTGTGCCATCTCCCCATGCTTGCGTGCCTTTGACTAACCTGCGGCAGGTAGCCACACCCCATCGGCAAATTGCCGATTCATTCGACTCACCAAAGTCTTTAGCCATTGACATAATTTGCCGCTTTAGACCCTTGGTGTCTATGTCCGTCTTTATCATGCCGATTTGTTGGTTGATACCAGCCCCACCGTCACAAAAAATGCGCCTTTGCTGATGGATGATACGCGCCAGGTATCGCCACGGCCTGCGGCTGCTTTGCCGAGGTAGCTGGTGACCGCTGCGGTGTAGGCAGTTGAGAATGTAGCTGTTTGAACGACGAAATCCAACATTGCGTCCCGCTCAAATCCACCTTCTTCATAATCCCGTGAATGCCTGGCTTCTGAATAAGTCCCGCTGATGGCTGTGCCACCTCCAATGGATAGCGTCTCCGCGCCAATCACGGTTCTCGCAATAGGTGATACGGTATCAATGAAATCGCTCAAAATAGACATGAACTAGGTTTTTCTTAATTGTGGCGAAAGTCAAAGCTCGGGGGCCGCGGTCGTGGCCGCGTCGTGGATGTAAGTGTGCAAGACCTTGTTGATGTGATGCCCAGTCTTAATTCGCTTTCTTGCTTGCTGGCTCCAGATGATGTCCTCGCCGTAATTGCTGAACCCAAAGACGCATCCCTTCACCTTCTGGTGATTCCAAGCACAAACGTGCCACGGTCCGCGAAGGGTAATGCCACCTGGGTTGAACTGGCCGTCTTGGTTTTTTACGCCAAAATGCACCTCGCTTTGCAGACCGTTGTAGATTGCTTTCTGATTGAACGTGATGACATCGGCTTTTATTTCAATGGCTTTCAATAACTCAGAAACGTAGTTATGAGAAACGTCATCATCGTCGTCACAAAACGCGATGTATTCGCCATTGGCAATATCAACCAAAGATTGCCGCTTCTCTCCGATGCTGCGCTTGCGGTTGTCGCTCAATATCAGATGCTCAACTGGTAAATCACCGATCTGCTTTGCCAGTTTTTCGCTTAGAGCCTTCAGTTGGCTTTCCCTGCTTGGAATCGTCGGTGTCAGTATGCTTAATTTCATCATTTTTCTTTTCTTTGTTTTTCCAAAGTGGGCATTCATCCCACGCTTTACGGTTTTTAACTCTGTTCCAGCTGCCTTTGTGACTCATGGTTTTTGATTTTGTTTGATCCAGCATCTGCCGATGATGGTGTATTTGATGCCTAGTGACTCCAATGCTTTTTGAACGCCTTCTGAGTCGGCATCATGTCCGCCGATAAAGCCGCCATTCTTGACCTTT